GGAAACTCAGTCGGGGATTCCAATTCTTTTAAGCTACGTCCAGTCTGCCTTTCAACTTGTTCTAGGTGTTCTCGTTTAGATGTGCCACTGCTATCTGGCTTACTTAGGGTGAACTGATGTTCGGCCCACCCTAGTAAATCTGATGCTAGGCTTGAGTAAAAACCTCACTTGTAGATACAGCTTCTTCAATTTGGTCTTTGATCCAGAAGACATCCTCATAGAGCTTCTTAGCTGCTTCAACAGTAAACTTAGGTTGTTCACCACCAAAGGTAATGCTCCAATCCTTAGTTGTCTTAGCAAGCATCTTAACAGTGGCAACCTCAAGTTCCTCAGCAGTAATGGTGTTGTTATTACGATTACCTTTAGCTTGCATCTGCTTAAGACGGATGTTAGTTTGTTCGTGTACAGCAGCCTTGTACTCCTTAGAGTGTGGGGCATACACTGTAATAGTCATCTCAGTACCGTCCTCATTAGTGAGAGGCTCATAAGTACTTGGGTGAGTAATAACTACATCAATAGTGTCAGTAGTAGGGATAAGGTTCATTAGGTCCATGTCGGGTTTCCTTTGATGGGTTAGTCGGGGTTTAGTTGTTAGATGGGAGGCTCAAGTACCCGACACACTCAAGCCCCCCTGTACCCACTAGGGGTATTAGGTGCTATCAGGACGGTTGATGAAGAAGTTAGTACCTTCAGTAGCATCGTAGAGAGCAACGAATGGGATACTAATAACACGGCTACCAGTTTGACCATCTACAGGTACATCAGCACCATTGATCTTAATACGTGGGAACGTGAAAGTATACTCATTAGCAGCAGTTGGGTCATTAACACTAACGATCAACTCACTCTCGACTTCATCCAAGAAGCGTGTAATAAGTGCAGCATCCTCGAAGTAGGCTGAAAGTGTACCTTCTACAGAGGCCATACCATACTCAAGCTGTGGGGTAGAGTCATCACCAATAACAAACGTAGGTGAAAGTGCGTTATCTAGTGTAAAGTCTAGGCTAGTAACAATAGCTGAAGTGGTTGCAGATGCTACGTTACCAATACTCAAGTCACCCGAGTAAGCATCGAAAGGCTGGTTACTAGAGGCTGCATCAACAGTTTTAGCTGAAGCTGAGATAGTACCGTTCTTACCTACCATAGAGAAGGTTGTAGTTACCATCTGGTTAGGTGCGAGTGATACAGCCATAGAGCTAACAGCCATACCTGTGAACAGGCGGTACTGAGAAATATCATTAGCTGCGTCCTCAATAGAGAAGTACTTAGGTGTAGTACCTACAGTGAGGATATCAGGTGCAGCAGCAGGGGTTGCATCCCAAGTACCAAACATGGCACTCTCTAGGAAAGCATCGAAGTCACCATCACGTAGGTCAACTACAATGTCACCACCAGCTTGGATGTTACCATGACGGTCAACACGTAGCATACGGTCAGGTTGAATTTCATTACCTTGTACACGGTCTTTTGACAGGTTAAGGCTGTGGGTATTATATGGTAGTGACGTGAAGTTACCTGCTGGTGTAGTTCCAAAGGTACTTTCTACGATGTAGCTTAAGCCGCTACGGCTATTCTGGGCAAATGCCATTTAGGGTCTCTCCTGATTAGTTGTATATGTGCCAGCCGATATTCACTGGGATACAGTAGTAAGCACCCTCAATAGTGCCTAGCTCTCGTTCTGCGTACCTAATAGTAACGGACACACCATTAACTGTTAGATCGTTAGGGGCATCAAATGCCGTTATAATACTGTCTGCTAAGTCATCGCCTACTCCTGGTCCTACTCCTTCAGGTACACACACCTCAATGACGAATACACCTTGGTAGTACATCTGAGGATTAAGACCTCTTACAGCAGGCTCTCTTACTGTAGGTGCAAAGCGAGGCTTGACGTAAGGGCTAGTAGTGCTAGGGCTAAAGGATATGTTCTCCCATGCGATACTGGGGATACCAACAACACCAGAGAGAGTAGTCTCAAGTACGCGGCGTATGTCATCATAGATGGAAGCCATTATCTGAACCTGTCCCTAACTCTTGTGATTGTGAGGTACTTTTGGTCTACCTCTTTAGCATGTGGCGCTCTGTTGGTTAGGATTGCTCCACCATCTTTAATAATGTTATCAGTGAACTTTGCAGCGTCTGTGGCTATCTGAGTTCTAGCTTTCGCTTTCTCCCCCTCTTTGTTAGGGGACTCATTTGCCCTAGTGCCAGCAGCCATATCACTTGAGTACAAAGACCTTCTTGCTCGTCCACTACCAGAACCAATAGGACGTAGGGACCAAGAGGTGACAAACTGACCGGAGTAAACAGGGGAGATTTCAATAGCGTAGTTGCCTAAGCTGACTAACTTATCTTCTAACTTCTCCCCCACAAGTTCGTTGAACCTGCTTAGTTTCTTTTGTAGGCTAGGGCTAACTGTTACCTGAGTGACCATATTATTCCCTTACTTGACAGATGTAGCAAACTAGGCTATCACCTGAGTATATCTTACGGACGCCTACAATCTTAACCGGATCACCTCGCCCTGTGATAGTATCTTCTTCATCAGGCTCAGGGAGGGCAACACCACTTGTATCTACGCTAGGAAAGAGAGCCTTACGGTCTCCCATAACTATGTTGTCATTACCTAACTCAGCGAGGTTATAATCTGCGAAGTAACACTTAACTGTGTAGTTAGTGCTTGTGCCAGCACCTATAGTGCCAGTAGCAGGGTCATAAGCGCCATACGTAGGCTTGGTTAGGGTCACTGAGGTTCCATACCTAGAGACCATTGTAAGCATTCTATTAGCTGTAAGTGTCGGCATGTGTCACCTACTCGCTGTAATCAGGGTTATTATTATCGTAGTTAGGTGGGTTCCAGAACTGGTCACGACGGAATGACGGTTGGATTCTATTAGTGTTAGCCCTAACAGCATTTACACCTGTCTTAGTCATACCACCAGCGTAGACACCTAGACCTGCACCATTAGTCTTAGCTTGGAACTCAAGGTCATTGGCTAGGTCACCATACTGCTTACTTAGCTGTGAGTTACTAACACCAAGGATACCATCTAGGTCAATGTCAACCTCTCTGGCGAACTTCATAGAGAGTACACGAGCAAGCCAAGCAGCAGCTAGATATACATTATCGTTGTTCTGACCAAGGGAGAAGTTAACCTCAGCATCTTGTAGTTGAGGCTCTGAGGAGTTAGTATCACCTACGAGTAACCTAGTAGAGTTAAGACGCCCTGAAGCTGTTGTAGTATCAAGATCAGTGTCATCATATGTAAATGCCATTTAGGGGCGTCCTAACCTATTTGTTATTCTGAGAGTACTTTATCACGAATGTCGTAGTATACTTCTTCAACCCACTTATTAGAGTAGAGGAACCTACGAATGAGACCCCGCTGTTTATCTGCAATACGTGATTGCCTACAACGCTTCTCATTATAATCTTTAGTGGAAACAGTACGAGACTTCAGTTCTGCATTAAGCAGTGTCACCAGTGTCTTTAGCTGTGGCTCATCCATTTCGTGTAGACGGTCACCAACTTTATTCTGTTTCTCTAAGGCTGGGTTATGGTGTACGTAGTTAATTGAGTATAGTTTTGCTACGCGGTCCTGTTCTACACCTAGTTCAGCCCACTTAAATTCTTCACCTCGTGTCCAGTTACGGCCATTACTTACGAATGGGATTTTAACGAACACAGGCCAATCGACCTGCCAGCCGAGGTAATTTGGGTGTATTTCTATCTTATTCTTCATGTATTTGACTTTCTCATTTGAGATACTGTTATGTTCTATTTTTATTGGCAACCTTAGTTGCTTTGGTAGTGTGAGGGGACCAACCCTAAGACCAGTCCCCTCTAAGTAGTTTAGGCTACGATAGTGTTGAAGAACACACCAAGGTTAGCGCCTGTGACTTTCATATCATAGGCCATCTTAACTTGCAGCATCTCAGCAACCTGTTGACGCTTAAGAGCATCGTCAGAGAAGGTTTCAACTGTGATACCCATGCCAGATACACCAGGAATAGAATCCCAGCAGAAGGTAAGGCCAGCAGCAGGTGTACGAAGACCCGCACGCTTAGGGCCGTGAACCAGCATAGCTTTCTTGGAGCTAATGAAGCTGTTAGAGGCTGTGAGACCTTCAGCAGCAGTGTTCTGGATCGCCTTCATAACGAAGAAGTTTTCTACCTCGAAGATTTCAGCCAACTTAGCATTGGTGATCAGTGCTGTGTTAGATACAGTAGCACCACCGTTCAACCGTGCCAGAATGTCTGGGTGGTTAATCAGAGTATCGCGGGTCTCTACATCAACAACCATAGTATTCATATCGAAGCCACCACCAGCGAGGAAGGCAGTACGACGTGCAGTTGTGATATCTACAATAGGTGTAGAAGTTGTGTAGTCAGACCACTGGATAACATCGTTGCCAGCAGTACTAGCAGCAGTACCAGTGTACTCAGTACCCCAAACACCAGTGGTGAAGAAGGTATCCGCGAAGGCTTGCTCACGGTGAATCTTGAGTTGGTTAACAACATCAAAAGCCTGCTGCGAACGAATCTCAAGCATGGTATCTTCATTGGCAAGGTCTTGCTCAGAGAAGTCAGCACCAAGGCCATAGACCTCAGCGTAGTAAGCATCGTTAGATACCTGCATACCAATGCGCTCAACCTCAGTACGAGGTGCCAATTTCTTGACGTTACCTGAGCGGTTTGAGTCATCTTTGTTGTAGATGTAGTATTTGTCTGACTGCTTAGGAACCGAAACCATTGGGAATACTTGATCCGCAATGAAGTTAGAAGGCTCTTGGTTGAAAGCAATAGTCAGGTTAGTCAATGGCTGGTCGATATGAACAGCACTAGGAGTGAGAAGTGGCATATTAGTTATTCCTTATGCGTTATTAGGCTGCTACGTTGCCGCCAGTGATGAATTCCATTTCGATGATCTGACCATCAACACCGTCTTCACGAGCGTAGCCAAGGACTACATCGCCAGTTGCAGCGAGAAGGGCGTCACCAGCAGCATCAGATTGGAGTTGGTCACCAGCAGTGATAGCACCAGCACAGGTAATCATAACCGAGCCAGATACACATACTGTAGCAGCACGTCCAGCAGCAGCAGGGTTGTTCAAAAGTACACCAATAGCATTACCACCAGCAGAAGCAGTGATGTCAACTTGACCATCAGCAGCTAGGGAAACGAACTTGAATTGACCAGCGGAGAGATCACCACCAGCTTCAAAGGTGCGGTTGTCGCGTGATTGCATTACAGCCATAGTATTATTCCTTGTCTTTGTAGGATTTGTTAATCAGTGCCTTACCAGCTTCGGTTTTGGCTACTGCGGCGTAAGCTTTGTGGAAGTCTACACCTTTATCTTCTTTGTAAGCTTTAACCATTGCGTCAAGCTCATCTTTAGGGGTTGCGAACTCACCTTCAACAGATGATTTACCGAACTCTTCCATCTTGTCGGAAAAGGCTTTGTCAGCAGCTTCAAGTGCAGCAATCAGGATTTCCGCATCGTCCATCTTATCGACAGCAGACAGGAGGCCCTTAGCTACAGCAACATCGAAGTGCGGTAGGGTTGCTTCAGCACGTTTAGCCAGAGCATTATCAGCCTTCTCGACTTCAGCAGCTTCAAGTGCCTTGAGGATAGGTGCTGGGATATCAGCTTTGTTAATTGACTCACCATCGTACTCTACGTACTCGACAGGTGCAGCCTTAGTGATATCATCAGCAGCGATGGTATAACCTGCGTCCAAGAGACCCTTACGGAGCCGCTCATTCTCAAGTTTCATCTTTGCTACTTCTGCGGTAAGAGTGGCAATTTCTTCTGCACCCTTATCTACTTCTTCTACTTTATCAGTCATTGTATCTCCATTGAGAGTGTTAGCTTTGAAAATAGGAGCCTTAGCCATTGGGTTGGCTCCCTTTGGAACCAAACTAAGTTCGTCTAGTTCTAGGTTAATAAGTTCAGTGGGCATTAGAACTCCTCTTTCTGTGCGCGGCCCCCAATTGAGAACTCCGCATATTCACCAGACTTGACTTTTTCCCAGAGGGCATCATCGGTTACGTGATAACCTGTGATCCATCCCTCCTTGTCAGACTGGATTCCTAGTGCTTCACAAATACCTTTAGTCATGGGGAACGAATGTAGAATCTGTCCTACCTGCTCTCCTTGGTGGTTAAGCTTTCCAACTCTCACACCTTTCATAAACTCATTGACGGATTTGTGTAGCGTATCAGTTTTGATAACATCACCCTGTAGATCAACTACGAGTTCACCTTTGAAGGTAGTTACCGAAGCCCATCCGTAGATAATACGTTGGTCCTCATCAATCTTAATAATCTTTCCCGCAACAGGGGGTTCATCTTCTTTCATAACGGCCTCAATTACTGCTTGAATTGCATACTCTAGTACTTCCATACGTAACTCCATGCTAGGAGCCTCTGTGGGAGCTTCTACTTCAGTTTGGGGGTCGTAGTAGCCTAAGTATGCCTCATGGCTCTCAGCGGGCATAAAAACAGCCTGTCCGTCGTATGTGGATACATGTGTGACACCCTCTAGGCCCATGTCCATGCTACGAGCCTTAGCTTCAGGTTC